AATCATCGCAAGCGGAACTTGCATAGTTCTCCGCTTCACTAGCCATAAAAATCACCTCCTCTCCGAATCGAGAAAACAATGCTTAGTCAGAATCGTAACCTCTCCCAGAAGCTCGTTGTGGAGGAACGTCGCACCCGTGAATACTTCACCGGCAACGTCACCGAAGATGGTCTAATCAACGCGGAAATCGACACCGATTACGGTGCCCGTCCCCTCACTCCAAGTCAAGCGCGTTTCGCCGCCAAGGCCCTTGAAGACCTGGCCGACTGCGCCGACGAGAAGAACGAGGAATAACAAGTCTTGCCGCAGTGGGTCGTTTTTTATCCACCTATCGACTACAGGCAAATAAATACCATACTGCGATCTGCTGCGGCAACCATCGGCCGGAACCCTTCGGGGTGTCTGGACACGCACCATCGTCACCACACCATAGGACTTGTCATCCATCTCTCAGAAACCAGAAACACGGTGGCGGCAAGGGCGTTCTCGGTTCGAATCCGAGTCCGGCCACGAGGAAATGACATGTCATGAACAGGAAAACCTATGGGGCGCACTGCTCCGGCTGGCAGCATTCCACGGACGAACGCCGCCACATGATCGAGAACCTTACGCTGCTTGCCGTCATGACGGTGACGGTATGCGGGTTCCTTGTCCTCGCGTTCCAACCGTATGCGGGACCATGGAGCATTCTGGCGGGCTTCTGCTGCTGTGCCCCACTGACGTTCGCCTACATCCTACGCGAGTAGCCATAATGCTTCCGGCCGGGGGTCTTTTTATTCCTTACTTTCCTCCCTGGCCGGTGGGGCCAAGCGCACGGTGGCCGTGGTCGTGAAGCGTTCCGATGTCATGGACTTCACGATCACACCCGGGTTCGACTCCCGGCTTGGCGCTCAGAAAAATTTAACCCCTTCGCGTCCTGCGTCGAAAACCAGCAAAACAAGGGTTTCGGACGTGTCAGCACCGGCGTAGAAGGACAACCAAATAATCAAGCCCAGTGGAGGGAAACAATCATGGAACTCACCCCATTCGACCGTATGGGACTACTCAACATGGAGGACGCCGACTGATGGCATCTGATTTCAACTCCATCGCCAAAGCCATCCGTTATCTCGGTGATTGCGTCCGTTATCTCGCTGACAAGTATGTGGCCGTGAACGATCGCGTGTACTCGGATTGGAACGAGGCCTCGAAGGTCGTGGGAGACGTTGGCCGTGACCATGTGGCCGATTATGCGGAGGCCTCTCACAAGCAGGGTAAGTCGCGTACTTGGCGTCACAGTCACCTGATGGAACGCGAGGAACAACTGTCCATGCAGTCGAGAGGTTCTCATGTTGACCCCGAATGATGTCCGGCATAGAAAGTTCCGCACGTATCGTTCCCTGCTTTACGGAGAGGTCTACGACGTGGAGGACGTTGACGATTTTCTCGACTCGGTGGCCGACACCATCAAGGTTTTAGGCAAGGAAGTACTCAAAGCAAGAAAGGAGGGGCAATGACCGTCGAGCAGATGACCGATGACGATTACTTCGCGTTGGACGCGGTGGACCAGACTTCGTTGAAGAAAATGCTGGTAAGCCCGTTGGCGTATTCGGATTACCTGACCGGTGAGCATGGGTATTCTTCGGCGTTGGAGTTCGGCAAGGCGGCTCACAGCATGGTTTTGGGCAGTGGCCCGCAGGTTGTGGCTAAACCGAATCTGCGTACCAAGGAGGGCAAGGCTCTTCGTGACAGGCTGGTCGAACAGTATGGTGCTGACGACATCGTGTGGCTGTCCGCCGATGATGTGGAGAAGGTTCAGGCCATGCGGGACATGGTTGGAGACTTTTTCACGAAGCTGGACGGTCAGCCGGAGGTGGCGATGATCGCCGCCGACCCTGATACCGGGTTGTTGATTAAGGGCAAGGCGGACTGGTTGCCGTCCACTCCCGACCCGGATGGTGTGCTGCGTATCCGTGATTACAAGACCACGGTGAAGTCGCCGGACGAGTTCGAGCGTTCCTGCTGGCAGTACGGGTATCACATTCAGGCCGCGTTCTACATGCGTCTCTACCGGTTGACGATGCCCGAATATAAGGGGCCGTTGGGTTTCGAGTTCGTCGTGCAGGAGAAGAATCCGCCGTTCGATTGGAGGGTGTGGCGGTTTGACGAGCATTCGCCCATCATCACCGAACTGGCGGAACCGAAAATCTGTAAGGCGTTGAAGCAGATCAAGTCGTTCCGTGACCTGTATCCCGACCCGTTGGAGGCGATGCGTGGCTACGGGCTGTCGAAGGTGCCGCAGGAGATCGCGTTCCCCGATTGGAGATTGGTTCAGGAAGAGGAGGAAATCGAATCATGGCGGTAATCAAGAAGGACGCTAAGGGCGGGCGTGGCACGTATGCGACCCTGGCTCAGGTCGTGAACTATGTGGACGAGCAAGGCTACGAGCTGCAATGGCCGACCCAGTTGATTGACGGACGCCTGTATGTGGATACGGCCGTCAAGAAGAAGGGCACGGACAAGTGGATTGCCAGTAATTGCCTTATCCCCGTAGAGGTGGGAGATTCGCGTGGTATGAGCGTCATGCAGGCCCTCGGTTCCGCGTTGACGTATGCGCGACGCTACAGCACTTGCGGCGCGTTCGGACTGGCGACCACGGATGATGACGGTGAGACCAGCGGCTACAAGAAGCGTTCCACCAAGGGCATGACCGATGAGCAGCAGCAGACGATTGACCGGATTCTCCAAATCATGCGTATTCCCGATGGTCAGGAGAACGGTTTCATCAGCAGCGTGCTGCAACGCAACGTGGTCTACGGGAAACTGTCTGAATCGGACGCGGCCACATTCATCGAATCGTACAACCGCAACAAGGAGAAGGAGCCTGCCCTCCAGTGAGCTTCACACCGAAACCTGGCTGCAAGTGCACCAGATGCCTGTGGGCTCACAGGGACAAGATCACGCTCCCCCAATGCCCCACATGCGGCGCCGTTGATTGCGCCGGAGCCCAATCACACATGCTGGTCTGCAACAAAAAAGCCAATGAGAAACACAAAGTCAATTCGTACAGGAGGTATAGCTGATGGCCGGAGAGGCACGAGTCATCTTGGATAACGCCCGTCTGGGCGCTGACCCGGAACAGAAGCAATCACAGTCGGGGCAGCCCTACTTGAGTCTGCGGTTCGCCATCACCCCTTACAGGAAGAACCGTCAGACCAACCAGTACGAGGACGGGGAGACGGAATGGTGGCAGACCACCGAGTTCGACACCCGGCAGATGGAAACCTATATGCGTGAACTGCATAAGGGCGATTCGATTCGCGTCGAAGGCGCGTTAAGCATTCGTCTCTATCAGGACAAGCAGGGTCAGACCCAGATCAGCCGCGAGGTTCGGTTCGCGCACATCTCGAAGAATCTACCCAAGGCGAAGCAACAGCAGCAGGGTTTCCAGCCGAATTACGGTCAGCAGCCGAACAATTACGGTCAGGAAAACTATGGGGTGCAGAACTATCAGCAACCACAGCAGCAGCCTAACCCACAGTTCCAGCAGTCGGCTCAACAGTCGAACCAGCAGCAGTATCAGCAGCCAGCCGTTGACCCTTGGAGCCAACCGCAAGGCGCCTCTCAGGATGAGTTCGGCAATGGCGAGCTCTAACCCTTCACGTGAGACGTGCCGTCTTGTGGACCGGCGTGACGGCGAACGGTGCGTCCGTTGCGGCGCCACCTACAACTGGGCGGGTTTCTCCCGTCATCACAGGCATCTGAGAAGCCACCCGTTCCCCGGACTCCACCTGCCATCAAATCTCATACTGCTGTGCGGAAGCGGTTCGAACGAGGGTTGCCATTTGTGGGTGCATACCCATCAGCGTGAGGCGATGGACAACGGGTGGCTGGTCAGCGGTTTCAACGACCACCCCGAACAGGTGCCAGTCATGGTTTACGGCAAGGGCCTTGTGCTCTTGGACAACATGGGAGGCTTCACGTTATGCAGTTAGACGAAGCAGTCGAAGCGCTCTACAAACTGTTCTGCCGTGCCCCGTCCTTCCATATCGCGTTATGCAGGCTCGACCCGGTGGCGGCGTCCAGATTCATGAACGGAGATATTCGACTATGACACAGGCGAGGAAAGGGCCGCGACTGCCGTTAAGCCGTCAGGATGAGGCGATACTTGCCGGCCCGTGACTGTCAACCCAACTGGGACGCAACCTACGTGCAGCCGAGGCGCAGACGTTCGGACGCATGGTCTACGACGAGTGGACGAAAACCCATCCGGGCACACTCCCCTACACGGTAAGAATCGATTCCAGTCAGAAAACCGCGTACCTGCCAGAAGACCTGCCCCTATTGCACAAGGCGCTCACCCGGTACACGAACAGCAAATCATATCAACGTATTCAAACGGAAATCAAAGGAGAACACCAATGAGTGAGAAACCATTCTGGGAAGGCAAGACCGGTAAGGAGATGGCCGGACTGCACGTCAAGGTCACATGGAAGAACGGCACCATTGTTACTGGAGTGTTAGATGACATAGGAGATATTGATTTAGGCGATAATCGTTCTTTGTACATGTCACGTGGCTATGGCTCTTCCTGTGATTTTGAGCCAATGGACAATATCCAATCCATCGAACTGTTGGATGACCCCGAGTATGAGCGCATCGACAACATCGAAAACGTGCAGGTGGGCGATATTGCCTGCACGACGGAGGGAAACCATTTCCGCGTCATCGATCTCAAGCCTGACCCTCTAGGCGACATGCTCCTGCGTATCCGCATCAGCGAGATAGACGGTGAGTACTGCATCGACTCCGATGATTTCGCCTACGCTTTGCGTCGGAAGCCGAAGCTGCCCGACCATGACGGGTTGTGGTGGGATAAGGACAATGCCTTGTGGAGCGTCGCCATCTCCGGCCTGGACAATTCGAAGTTGGTCGCTTTGCTTATCGGTGACCCGGAATCCCCCGTCACCGGGTCTGTTTGGTCGGGCCTCAACAGCAAGCAAGTGACCACTCAAGCTCCGTTCCGTCCGGCCAAGGCGGTGGAAGCATGAACATCTACCCGATCATTGATGAACCTCCATCGTTTCCGCAAGCTGTCTTACGCCTGCTCACAGGAAGCACTCATTGCTGTGACTGGTGCGAGAAACGCTGGATCAAGGTTCACCGCACTGGCCAATTGGAATGCCGAAACCGTCGATGTCCCTACTGCGGGCAATACGGATGCCCCCGAGCCGAAAAACACTGGAAGAAATGCCCCGTGTGGAATCCCATGACCCCGCCTGCATGGCTATACCCCGTGTTGAATCGGCTCTGCGAAAGAGATCTGCAACAACGAATGGCGAAGAAATCGAGGAATGATGCGTGACACGATTCTGTGCCTATGCGACCTGACCGGTGTCATGGCCCGCCCTTGGGTGGAACACGGGTATCAAGCCGTGTTGGTGGACCCGCAGCATGGTTGCGACCATGAAGACGGTGCCTACCTGAAACTGGCTTGCACCATCGAGGAAGCGTTCGACCAGATCAGCGTACTGGTCCGTTCCGGCCGGCTCGCGTTCGTGGCCGGGTTCCCGCCATGTACGGATATGGCGGTGAGTGGAGCGCAATGGTTCGCCCGTAAGTACGAGGCCGACCACATGTTTCAGGCGAAGGCCGTGAGCGTTGCCGAACAATGCCGGGTGATCGGTGAAATGAGCGGCGTCCCGTACATGGTTGAGAACCCGGTGTCGGTTCTCTCCAACGTGTTCGGCAAGCCCTCCCACACGTTCAACCCGTGTGATTACACGCGGTATGCGCCAGAGGACAACTACACGAAGAAAACCTGTCTTTGGACGGGGGGGGGATTCCAGATGCCGCCTCGCAGCCAGGACATGAGCCTGCCGGCTCCTGACCGGAATCGTATCTGGTACATGAGCGGCAAGGACAGAGCCAACAACCGAAGCAAGACGCCGCTCGGCTTCGCCCGCGCGGTTTACGAAGTCAACCAAGGAAAGGCAACGGAAGAATGAATCTTTTAGATGAAACCAAGGGTGAAATCTCACAAAGCGGGCATTCGACCGATGACGTTCGATTCGTCGGCTCCCGCGACGGGAAGCTGGGAATTCCGTGGAGTCAGGCCGAAAAGGTGCTCGACATCGATTACGACGACGGATACGGCGTTCAGGAGATAGCCGCCGATCTGGTCGTGGTGTTCACGGATGGCGGGTTCCTGCGCCGCGAGGAATACGACGGCCGCGAATGGTGGGAGTACGAGCCACCGTTCAGAGTCCCGGAGACGCAGAAGCCGTTCAAACTCGTGAAGCTGACCAGCTATCGCACACGGTTGCTTGTGGAGATCAATTATCCGATGGAGGCAACGGAGGAATGAGCGACATGAGGAGCTTCATCAAGGTTGAGCACAGTCGTTTTACTTTGATTTTGCGCAAGGGGATGCTCCCGTTCCACTGGATTGCGGAATCCCACGTCTACCCGGACAAAGGTTATGTCACGGCGGTGCGGGAGCGCACCAACTACGGCGCTGTATGGGCATTGAGCAGTAGGGGCGCTCTCGATCAGGTCATGCTCTCGATCTGGGAGGGCATCGAATGGTTGGACGAAAGGATGGACCGATGCGTGTGCATCGTCCGAGACTACAAAACCAAACCGAAGGAGACAACCAATGAGTGATTACAAGCAGCGGATGATCCGCGAACATCGAGAATTGCAGGAGCGTATCAGCAAGCTGGCGCACATGCTTGAGGGTTACGCGGAGGGCACGTTGGACTTCACGCCCGCGTGTTCTTTCCAGCTCCTTGAAAGCCAATTGTACGCGATGGGGGCATACGCGAATATCTTACAGGAGCGTGCGCGTATCGAACAGGTGGATTTGAACGCGCCTCTTGAGGGAGGTGAGTCTGGTGAGGTTTCACAGGATTAGCCCGTGTCCCCAAGGAGTATGGCAATGATTAAGACCATTACGAACCTGACCATCAGGAAATGGCGTGACCTTGGCACCAACGAAATCGCCGCCGAATCCCTAATCATCGAATACATTGACGAATCCGGCAAGACCAACAAGACCGGAAGCATCACCCAAGTCAGCGAATTAGGATACTGGGACGCCGACAGCGATGAATGGGAAGATATTCTCAACGCCTGGAACGAAAACAAGCCAGCATGGAACCTATGCAGTGACAGAGAGCAGGACTGGCAATTGCTCAGCCAATACTTGCACGATCTCACCGACTCACAATCCGATGAGCTGAGCGACAACTGCGCCAAAGTGCATGATCTGAGGAACATCAGACGCATCATGATGCAGGCCAGGCCACTCACCCAAACCGGACGAGATGTACTCGCCAATCTCCTGCAAAACCGCATTCCAATGACACAGATCAATGATATTTACGAGCGAATGGCAAATGGGAACTGATATGGCTACCAACGTCACCCAGAAAGACGAGGCCCTGCAGGAAGTCATCGACTTCTGCACTAACTGGGCGAATGCGCTTTACAACGATAAGGAAGGCAATTGCTACGAGAACTTCATGCAGGGCGATGTTCTGCTGCGTGTGATTTGCAAATGCCAGTCCATGCTCGGCTACAGCGGCTCCATGCCATCCGATGTGCCGCGCAACGCGACCCCTGAAATGCTAGCCCGCTGGCAGGAAAGGGAAATCGCACTCGCAGAAAGACAGATGGGAGGCGGACGATGAATGAACCGTTTGACGTGCAGAAGACCATTCACGACCGCATTGTGATGCACTCCAAGCATGGCGTGCAGGGTGCTTGGAATGACGGGTATATCGCGGGCTTGTCGGCCGCATTGTGGGCCGTGGTAACGGCTGACGGAGTGAACCGTACCGGCTGCAAGCATTTCGATCTGCACAATCCCGGACAAAAGGAGATGGACCTTGAGCATTGAGACGGAATCGTTCGACTTGACCTTTGGCAGCATCCACTATGCCGGCACGAGGCTCACTATCCCGATTGACGATGACGAATACATGGTTTATCGGGTAGAGATCGCCAATCATCGGCGTGGCTCTTCCAGCTTGGTGACGTTTCACCTCGACCGGGACGACTCCCGCCCGGAGCACAAGACCGTTGGCCAATCTGCAAGCGCTTATCTGAGCGTGGACGAGGCGAAACAAATCATGCAGGCACTGCAACAGGCAATCAAGGAGGCGGACGATGAGTGACAAGGCGATGCCGTTGGGCAAGAAGTTCAAGGTCCGGTTGACCATCACACCGGAGGAAACCGGAACGCCCGTGGACATGCTGGGATTCACGTTCACCAGCGGCAAGAACGGGCATACGACACTGAACGCACAGTACAGCAACATTCCCAAACTGGTTGACGACGGGCTCGACTCACTGTCGATTCTCGTGATCCTCAAAACACTGGAGATGTGGGCCCAGAAGGGATATGAGCTGTGCCAGCCCATCGTTCAACGATTTTACGGAGGCAGACGATGAGCTATAAGGCGAAGATATTCACCCGCGAGGAGTTTCGAGAGGTCGTCGCAGCCGCCATCTACGACTACGAACAAGCGCCCGCGAAATGCCTCTACACGACCAAGGATGCGGCAGACCAACTCTACGGCGAGTACGGCACGGAAACCGAGGTGGAGGAATGAAACCACGAGTGTATGACGGTTTGGTCCAATCCGCCGTCGAATTGAGTTGCTTCGGTACAGGCCAGTCAACCATCGAGGAAGGCCGAGCCGCCTATCAAGCATGGCTCAAGGAGCATGACCGGCAGATAGCCGAAAAGGCATGGGAGGAAGGGTATATCCAAGCCGTCAAGAACATGAATCCCATGCCCGGCGAGGAACCGCCCACGTACACGCCAAACCCCTACGCGAAGAAGGAATTGAAATGAGTGACAAGGATATGGTCACGGTTTACGAACGACGTGACGGCAGCAAACCCGAATTGTGGAGAGTGTACTGGTGTTTGGCGTGGGACGTGTTTTCCTCGTTCTGGCTCGCGGTGGGCCTCATGTCAAGGAATTATATGACGATCATCGTCCAAGCGTTCTATCTGCTGCTTTTTCTTGGACTCACCGTCTGGCATCTGAACCATCTGACCTGGAACATCACCGACTACCGGGTGCGGGTCGGCACCAACTTGGCGAAGGAGGCTCATGTTGAGCAAAGCGGCAAGTAGAGCATGGCAACTGCTCATTGAAGACTCGAACCGTCCGGCAGAGGAGATTCGCTTGGCTACCGGACTTCGGGTCGATGTGATCGAGCAGATGCGCGGGGACGTGCAAAAACGACTACGAGACAACCCGGAGTTCTGATTATGAGACCGAGTTATCTGCCCGTCCAGTATGAGCATTGCCCGTACTGCGGAGGAATCTTGAACGTATTCGGGGACTGCGTGGACTGCCAGTTTCACGATGACCCGACTGAATGGTGGATGGACGAATGAGCCGACAGAAAGCCAAAGGCACACTGCTTGAATCCAAGGTGGTCAACTATTTGCGCGCCCGGTTGGGTGACAGCGAGCAGACGATACACCGTGAAGTGTTGCATGGGACGAAAGACCAGGGCGATATCACCGGTCTGCGTATCCACGGCCAGCCGGTCGTATTGGAGTGTAAAAACTACAGCACCTATACGGGGAGACTCAAGGAGTGGATGCAGGAGGGCCGTACCGAGGCGGGTAACGCTGACGCACCTTACTGGTTCGTCGTGTTCAAACAGAAGGGTCTCGGCTTGGACTCGCTGTCAAGCATGGACAACCAGCCCGTGCTCACCGACTTAAAGACCCTCGCATTGATAGCAGGACATGGAATCATCGAAGGAGACGAAGAATGAGCTACGACCTGTTCATAGTGGACAAGGATGTGCCGGAACCGGAATGGTTTGACGTATGCGAACGGGACGGCGAGCATGTGCGGACCGCTCATGGCCATTATTTCAACTACACGTATAATCTATCCGCGTTTTTCACCGATTACAAGGTCCATCCTAAGCATGACCTGGACGGGTTGACGGCCGGGGAGGCCGCAGCCCGTATCGACAAGGCGTTGAAAGACATCTACTTGGAACCATTGTATGTTTTGCGCGGCAAATACAATCCGCCGAACTATTGGGGCAGCGTGGACAGCGCCATCGCATGGTTGAAACTGATATACGACTATTGCCGGGAACACCCGGACTATATCGTGAGGGAACGCTCCTAAGGGGAAATGATGGAAGATAGGAAACTCGTTGATTTCGCCCGTTGGCTGAATGATCATCCGGGCGAATGGAATCTTTGGCCGTATCTCATTCCCATACAGGCCGACCGCAGGGATACCGTCGCATCGATGAGGCTTGTCATGGAACGCATCAAAAACCATCAGTACGACGAGTTCCGCGTGGACACCGTATTGCTCGAATACGAACTATTCAACGGTTTCATGGGCTTCGATAAGGGCAGCGTGCATGAAAACGGTCTCGCGTTGAAGATGAGGCTCAAAGCATGACCGCGCGGGGGGACGACCGGAAACTCATGCACTGGATAGCCTCACACGGATACACGGTGGTCAGGGCCACGACCGGCCACTGGAAAGTCTACGACAACGGCGTGCTGCTCACGGCGACGAGCGGCACGCCATCGGACTGGCGAAGCCGCCACAACTTCATCAAGACGTTCAGGAGACGATCATGTCAGACCCCGTGAACCCGGAACGGCTGCTGGAGGAGGCGGAATGAGCATCGTCGGCTTGGCGCATTTCATCGAACTGGCCGTGTTCTTCATCATCGGGATACAGGCGTTCCGCTACCTATTCAGGAAATGGAATATATCCCTATCCGATGAAGGCGGCGACGCGATGACGATCGTTGCCTTCAGCTTTGGATTGATAGCGGCTTTCGCAGCGCATGGCGTCTGCTGGGCGTTCATGCAAATGGTGTTCCCCGATTACACGTACTAGCTGATAGGAGCATGACAATGGTACGCAAAGGATACGTTCAACTGGTCAACAGCTTCTACATGAACCGTAAGGTACGCAAGCTCAGGCACACATGCCCGAGCGCAATAGGCGCGTTCACGATGATGCTTACTTTCTGCGGAGACAATCTTTCAGACGGACATATCAGCGAAGACGATGCGTTTTACGTGTTGGATATCACCGATTCAGAAATCGATGCGCTTTGCGAAGTCGGCATGATCGAGCCGGACGGGAACAACGGGTACTACATTCACGACTATCTCGCACACAATCGAAGCCGCGAACAGGTGCAGAAGAAGCGCGAAAGCAATGCTGAAAATTACCGAAAAGATAAAAACGAGGCGAAAACCTCCGATTCAGATAACTTTCAGACGGCTGAATCGCGTCTGAATCGGGACAAACACCAGAACACCAGAACACCAGAAGAATTATCTAAAGATAATTCAACTCCCCCTACCCCCTCGAAGCCGGACTTCGGTAATCTGCTTGACCGTATCGAGGCTTTCTATCCGACGAACAGGTTTGACGGGAAAACCTCCCAGTCCCGTATGCAGCTGGAGGTCGATTGGCCGAAGATCGTGAAAGCCGCTGGAGACTCCGACCCGAGCATGTTTCTCGAAGCCAAGGCTCGAGCGTATGCGGAGGCCACCGACGAGCAGTACGTGAAAACGTTCAGCCGGTTCATCGGCGGTGAACTGTACGCCCGCAACTGGGAGAAACCCAAGCCCGAAGCGCCGAAGCCACGACCAGGGCAACCGTTGAAATCCCGAAGCCAGCAGAACCTTGAGGCGAATCTGGCGAAAACATGGCAGTACATGACACCCGAGGAACGTGCAAGATACCAGCAGCAGGGAGGTTTCAATGCTCAGCAGGGGTGAGGCAGCAGCCGTATTGTCGCTTATCAACGCGCATCACGGCAACGCGCAATGGGATGACGTTCAGCTTGAAGCGTTCCATTCGGAACTGAGGACGGACATCACCGCCGCCGAGGCTCAGGAGGCGGTGAGACGCTTCTATGCGGAGAACGATACCGGCCGTTGGTGTGGTTCGGGTGACATCAACGCCATCGTCCGCCGACTGCGCGGCAAGGCGAAGCCCTCGGAGGCGGAGATCGCGCGCGAGTGCGATGCGCGGGGCTTGGAGGGTGACGCGGCGTGGCTGTACCGGCGTCAACGCATGTTGGGCCGTCAACCCGAGGAGGCGGCTCGAATCACGGCCTCGAGTCGCAACCCGTTGGAGTTGGAGCCGGCGAAGCCGAAGCGGCGTACACCGGTACGGCATTTCCTCGGCGCGGGCGACTTGGGGTTGGGTGACATACTGCCGCGACACGCCGAACCACATTTGGAAAACTAGAGACGCCCGTGCATTATTGGTCTTGCTGACACGTCCGAAGCTCTTAATGAGTGAAGGTCTAGGTCAGTTTGTCTTTTTCCCCTGAAAACACGAGGCTCTGCCGCTACCACGGTTGCTGGCGGGATATCGTCACCGACGCGCCGTCACCGCTTATCGGACATGGCGTCGAACCGAATCTGAATCTCCTGTGCGACAAGCACGCCAGCCAGTTGACCGGCGACCTGCGATGGTTGGACCGCAGTCTGCCCGACCTGTGCGAGTATCGCATCAACCGCGCCTACGGGCACAAGAACGGTGGCGGCGGTCAATCCGGCACCGCTCCCGCACCGTTGCGCGAAGCCCTGCATGATCTGCTGTACGCGGACGATGACCACGGTTATCCGGGGTTGCAAGGCACGTTGTACGAGTGGATGCGCAGTCTGAAAATCAATCTGCCCGAGTCCACGCCACTGTCGGACATGGTTCACCGTATCGCCAATCATCCGAAACTCATGGAGCATTCCAGCACCCCCGTGTACGCGGAACTGGTTCACAGTCTGACACGCAAGCTGCGTCGTTTTCTCACGGACGATGACGGGGAAACCGTATTGTACGGGCCATGCCCCGCCAACGGGTGCCTGGGCCAGCTCTCCGGCTATGCGGACGCGGAGACGGCGAAATGCCCGCAATGCGGTTTCAGTATGCCGGTAGCCCTCATCAGGGCGGAACGGGTGAAACGTCTCCTCCAATCGGAGGCGGTGAGAACCCGCGGCGAACTATTGGACATCATCAAGGCGTGCGGAATGCGCGTGAACCGCAGCACTTTGCGTAGTTGGATACATCGAGGCCAGTTGCCCCAGCAGGGCGAGGATGCGTACAGCAATCCGCTTTACCGGTTCAGTGACTTCTACCGTCTCGCGTCCGGCCTGTCGGAGGACGCGGACGTGTGGGAGATCATGCAGGTTTCGCAAAACCAATCCAAGGAAGGAGACGACAAGTGAGCAATCAGATTCAACCATTCGACTTCAACGGCATTCAGGTGCGTGTCCTAACCGACGAACACGGCAACCCGTGGTTCCTTGGAGCGGACGTATGCGCCATTCTCGGTACGGCCACCAACCATATTCGGGAATACCTCGATGCCGATGAAATCACCAATATCCGTAGTACGGATATTGCTCAGAACGGCGGCAAGGCACCCGTTTTCGTGTCCGAGTCCGGCTTGTACTCCCTCGTGTTACGCAGCCGCAAGCCCGAGGCTCGCGAGTTCAAACGCTGGGTGACGCATGAGGTGCTGCCATCGATTCGCAAACATGGCGCGTACATGACCGAATCGACTTTGGAAAAGGCAGTCACCGAACCCGACTTCCTTATCCGACTTGCCACACAAATCAAACAGGAGCGGGCGGAAAAGGAGAAGGCCCAAGCACAGGTCGAACGGATGCGTCCCAAAGCGTTGTTCGCTGACGCTGTGGAAACCTCGAAGACCAGCATCCTTGTGGGCGACTTGGCGAAAGTCCTGAAAGGCAATGGCGTGGATATTGGCGGCACTCGCTTGTTCGCGTGGCTGAGGGACAACGGATGGCTGATGAAAACCGGCAGCTCTCGCAACATGCCCACGCAGAAATCTATGGAATTGGGCTTGTTCGAGATCAAGGAAACCACCGTGGTTCACTCGGACGGTCACACGACCATCAACAAGACGCCGAAAGTCACGGACAAAGGTCAGACGTTCTTCGTCAACAAGTTCCTCGGACACAGGGAGATTACTCAATGAGCATCAATCTTGGTACCACGGAAGTGGAATTGAGCTTGTACTCCAAGGCGCTTCAACTAGCCACGTTCACCGTGGAAGTCCCGGTGGCGGGCGAACTGGAACCGGACAGCGTGTGCATAGGCGACGACATGCAGCCACGCGCGCACGTGACAGTGACGCTGCCGCCCGACGGTTCCATCGAAAAGGCCGTTAAAGCCGGGGTTTATGCGTTCCAGAAGGCGTTCAACGAGTCGATGGAATCGAGGAACGTATGAACTGGCTGAAGCGACTGCTGCACTTGGAGGAGCCGGAACCGGTCGAAAAGCCGGAACCTAAGCCACCGGTGTTGGAGCCATGCCCTATCTGCGGACGCACACCCAAGCCGAAGTATGTATACGGCGCCATCCTTATCCCCTACTACTGTCAGGAAGACTCCGTGTGGCGGCTCTCGGAGTGGTGCGATCATTCCGCGAGTATCTTCTCGTTTGCCCCGTTTGAGGACAAGGACGTTCCGAAGTGGAATATCGGTTGCAGACTGTTAAGGACAATTGTTGCCGTGCCAGTTCCCGAATGCCCTGTCTGCGGGGAGAAACCCACCGTGCAACCGGATACCGAGTCGGATATTCCCCAGCTTGTCTGCTCATGCAACGAACTGTTGGGCAACGATGGGATAACCAACGTCTATCAGCGCAAACACGAGTGGATACGTCGTTGCGTGGCGTTGAAACGCAAGCAGGACAACGTGAGTGAAATGGAACAACTGATCGGAGAAACACAATGAACGGACATTATTCGGTTATCACGAATTTCGGCTGTCATTGGACATGCCCCTACTGCATCGTAAGGAAAACCGGATTGAACGTGCCGGTGACAGACATGCAGGCCACGCTGCGGACCATCAGCCGTGAAAGCGAACGCCACCCCATGAGGTTCCTGAGCTTCAGCGGCGGCGGAGACCCCCTGTTCCCCATGCGCGAGCCGGAAGCATCGAAACGTGTCGCCTTCTACCGGGAGGCGATACACAGGGCCGGAGACTGGCTCACGGAAACCGAGATGCACACCAGCTACTTCCAATGCGGACGCAACGTGGCTCAAGTCATGCAGCAGATCAGGTTCAGCCGCGTAGTGTATCACATGCGGCCCACGAGCTTGTCCGATGACGTGGCGTTGGCATTGCCCCGCAAATGGTTCGACCGTCAGAAGGTGCGTGTCGTGTACGTGGTCACCCCCGATTTCACGCCGGAGCGTATCGACCGGATAGCCGATCTCGTGGCCGGCAACCACGTAGTCGATGAACTGTCGTTCAGGCAGAAGGTCAACCCCGACAACACCATCAACCACACGTGCGAGGAGTATCTGAAGGCCGGCCATCAAAACCGCTGGTGGTACATCCAACAGGATGATTACAACACGTACGTCGTGAACGACCGGCTTTACACACGATTCAGCGATATCGGCAAGGAGGACCACAGGTGAGCAAGAAGATTCGCGTCGCATGGGATGACCTGAAGCCCGGTGATCTGATTCACGTCAAAGGCAGCACGAACACGTATGTGTTTAAGGGCTGGTTTTTGGACGCAGCCAGCGTTGACCATCGTAAATCTGGCGCAGAAACCTACGTGATTACGAGGTCCAAAAACAATTCACCAGTAGATGTAGCCATTGTTGTCACTCACGACAATTTCGCGTACGCGACCCGTCCCGCACCAAAGAAGCCGCGTCCAAACATCGTGGAGCCGAAGGCACCGGGGGAATACTGGCTGCGTGTTCATGCGGGGGAATTGAACGGCTGGTATATGTGCATTCGCCGCCAATTCGACTCGATTAAGGACTCGTGGGATAAGCCCAGTGACCTCAGGGCATGGCAAACAGTCATGTGGGGCATTATTGCTTTCTCCCCGTGGCTGACGTGGCATGAAATGGTGGACGGCATGCATGTGTCTGAAGTGTTGACCGCTGAGGAATATTACATGCGCAAAGCCAAGGGGGAACTATGAAGACCATTCAGGCAGCAGACCTGTCACCTCGCATGCTGGGAAGAAAAGTCATCATACAGGTCGGCAAAAGCGTCATCAGGGGCATGATCGAACACATTGAAATCGACATGCGAACGGAATGCACGTTCAATGAGTATCAAAAGCCAGGGAGCAGAATCATAACCCGTGAATATATGACCATTCCCACCGGAGAGATTCGCGTCACCGTCGGCGGTATTGATCTCAAACTCAACGACAATCACGTAATCACCGTGGCGGACTCATGAGCCAACCGATGACTCTACCCAGCCAGCTCAGGATCGTAAACAACAAGCTGACGGAACTGGGCAAGATCATGTACTACCAGCCTGACCTGTTCTGCAGTAGCGTCAGGCTCCAACAAGGCATGATCGGTTGCTGCAAGGCGTATCTCAGCTACATGAAATGGCACACGCTGACCGTCTCCCAGTATTTGACGGAGTCGAACTGGGGTATGAGACGTGCCCGCGCAAGCTGCTGCCTCACCAAACAAGCATATCGTGCCGCTTATGGCCTGCCCGACTTGGAGCGCAGGGCGGACACCCTGTACTGGATGCGGAGGCTCCACTAGTGGAACCAGTGCCAATCATCTTGTTCATGCTCCTATTGGGAGCCGTCGCTATTATCGAGAATCGGAGGAAACATTGACCGAGGAAACAATGAACAGCATGACTAAGGGAACCATTTTTACGGCTGGCTCATTAGGCGATTTGCCTGATTTCAACCAGTGGCCTATATGGTTCACGCCGAAACTGATTCTGATTATCAACCATGCGTGCCGTAGGTTCATCACACGTTACGCAAAAGGCGTGGACGGTAAAATCGTTCAGCGTTTCTATCGCGCACTGAGGGACGCATGGCTTCGGGGATACATGACCACTATAGAGGCATGGGCGGAGTTTTACGTATTCGTAGCGCATTTCCACCGCCACTACCTGCTGTGATAGGAATGCCGTCCTAGTGTGCTTCCATGAGAGGCAGTGACGGCTTTTAACACGCCTATCATAGCTTGAAACCCGTGAAAATCTATTTTTTATTGATCTTCACGGGTTTCAGTGAATGAAAAGCATGTTTTCGTATAATCGGGCCCACATTTATGGTTTTATTCGCTTCGCTCACACATCAGCGGAGCCGACACGTCGATTTCCGAGCCAAGCGGCGCGGAAAGCACCTCATGCACGTCCGGCGCAAAATACAGGTTGCCTCTTCCAGACGGGTACACACGCAGTACGCCCACGGACACCAGACGCGAAAGCGCGTGCTGCACCGCTGACGGGCTCTTGCCGAACCTCCTCCTCAGCGCACGTGTCGTCACGGTAGGCTGTCCGATAAGGTACATCGCCGTCTGCACGGACAATCCACTGTAATTGTGCGCGTCCAGAAGACTCCGATACTTCTGCCGAACGTTGACCAGACGTTTGACGCGCAGCAAGGCGTCCTCGCAGGATTCCTCGACACCTTGGCAGAAGAACAGTATCCAGTTCTCCCAATCACCTTTCGTGGAAACGCCAAGCAGCCTATCCTGATATTCAGGACGACGACGCTCGAACCACGGTGACACCGACAGCAATGGCTGGCTCAGTAATCCACGGCTCATCATCTGCAACAGCACCAGCAACCTACCGATTCTTCCATTGCCGTCAGTGAACGGGTGCATCGTCTCGAACTGGTAGTGGAACATCGCCATATCCAGCACAGCCAGCCCCGGCTCATTGCGGGACCGCCACCAGTCAACAAGCGACCGAACCGCTATGTCCAAGTCCTGCCCGGGCGGCATGGGAACGAAACGCGCATCCTCGATACGCCGCGTGGGCGAGCCGATGAACACCTGGGTTGACCGTATGTCCCCGGCCTGCGGATTGTCGGACTTCGTGCCCTTTACGAGAAGCTGCTGCAATTCGCGTATGAGGGACAGGCTTATGGGGTGCCCGGCCTGAATCTGACCTATGCCGCATTCAGCCGCATCGAGATAGTTCAATACCTCGCGCATGGACTCACTCAAACCGCTCTTGTCCTCACCCACCTCGTAATCCTGTGCGAGAACGGTTTCCAACGGCTCGAACGTGCCCTCCAGAGCGCTTGTGCTCTGCGCTTCGCGTCGCATGGTCGGACGGCGCAGCATATCCGGGTTTGGTAGATCCTCCCCCAGTTCGCTCAGTCTCGCCAATGCCATCGAGGCTCGAGACACCACGCCCATGACACGTGGAGAAAGCGCAGGATAATCGCCAAGCGGGTTCGGTACGAACGAATACGTATCGTATTGCATCAGACCGTATCTTGTGGCGTACTCGCCCGATAGTCTACGCAGCTCGCCTGGCGCGTCAGGTGCAAACATTTCTTTTCTCATGTCACTAACTATACACATTTCTTGAATTGTTCATACTAAGATTCCGCAAATCTTAGTATGAAGCATGGGTTGACCATACACTATCCTTCGTATTCCTTGCATAGGTCGGCGGCGAACTTGGCGAGATTATCCGGGTCAAGCTCATAGTTTTCGCCGGCCTCCCCAGCTTCGTCGTAATATTTCAAGACTTCGCGTAGCGCGTTCTCCATACGTTTCGCGTGCTGCCACCGACGTAACGAGTTCATGGCATGGTCTAATGCCGGGTCATTCGTTTCACTCATTTGATTACCTCGTTTCCGTTGAACCAGTAGCCGTTCTCAAAATCCTGATTGCTTCGCCATTCCTTGTAGTCGAGAACGGCACGAAGATTAGTATCGTCTCGACGGATCAGTTTCCGTTTCACCGCGTCGATAACATCCTTGAACCATTGCCGGCGCAGCTTCCACCACGTCATACGCTCGTAACGCGCTCGATAATCGGCCGTGTAGCCGAGGAACTTGTAATAATCGTTCAATTGATTGCCTCCTGATTCCAGTCCAACATGTCAGCGGCCAACCATTGACCGCCGCCCGAAGCATTCGCGTACAGCCAAGCCCGATATGAGATTCGAGCCGCCTTATCGCGCTTTACCCATGCCTGAAGCCACATGAGACGCAACCTCCAGCCGGGTATGCGCCGCCACAGTTCCGTGTTCGTGGCCTGGTCGAAACGCTCGTAACGGTAGACAGCGGTAATCATTCCGACTCCCTGGAATCAAGTTCCGCACCATCCTGGCGACTGGCGGCGAACACGTCACTGCCGATATCGTCAACGTCGTATAGGTCGCCGTCACCGTTCTCCCCCACCCAATCGCGCAGTTCGGCGAAGGTCAATCCCCTGGGGGCCTTGACCTGCCGGTATTCGACTGTCGTGACATGCTGGGAGATACGGTAGGTCTCCATACCGTCGCCCTCCGCCATCGCGGCGAAAAACTTCAAACTGGCACGGACCTTGCGCATGCGACTGTACGCCGTATCGACAGGCACAAGGTCATTCATCATCTGGGCCACATCATCGCCGGCATCATAGCCGCCGTCCGCAAGCTCCCTCAACTGGTGTCGAACGTGCTCCAGCGAATCCCATTCGACGAAAAACTCACGGCCGGACGGCAACCCATCAACCTTATATCCATCCAATACCCACAGGACCCGCGCCTCGGGCATGCCCCGCACCTTTTGGCGTACATCCCCCAGTCCCGAGCTCTCAATCAACGCCTGCAAATTCTCCAACTTGTCTTCCATGACAAAACCTTCCTTTGTATTGTCCCGTAAAACGATTGACGGGACAATAGACCGCTCCAGAGTCCCGTCTAAATGCTGATTTATATGAAAACCGCACCATAGAAAGCCCATAGTACGGTTCTAAATGATGGTTTATATAAGAACAGCCCCATAGAACAAGTCCATGAGGCCATGAAAACGATAACGGCTATACGCTCCGCCTGTATGGTGGAATATCCAATGTGGCTTGAAGCCCGTCGTTGACATGTTCGGCATCCCTTAACGAGAGTCGTCCGAACCATTGCAGCAATTCGCTCTTGTTGAAGTAGAAGCGTTGCGAACAGCGCACGAGTGACGGCTTCGCCAGTCCCTCGGCTTTCCAGTCAAGCAGTGGAACGTCGCCGGCCTCATCCCAATCAGTGTTGCCGGTTATCTTCGCCACGATACCCGACACCAGATCACCGTCAACCTCGGTGATTACCACGGGACGCGGCTTGCCGATACCGGGATGGTCGGGAAACTCGACCCACATCAGCCACACGTCATACAGGCGCGGTTCACTTGGCGTACTGGTCATAGACGCTATCCTCCGAATCATTCCAATCGGCGGGCAGTATCACATGGCCCTTCTCCGAACGCTCGAACATGTAGGCATTGTGAACAGGCGGCACCGGATAGCCGTCCGGCGTGTGCCGCGTCGGCTTGAACGGCAACCCGTTGTCCACCAGAGACTGGCGTAAAAACATGTTGACTGCGGTGCTCAGGCTCATGCCCATGGAATCGTAGAGCGCGGCGGCACGCGCCTTGACATCATCATCGATATTGGCGACCAGCTTACCCATAATAAACCTCCTTAACGGTTAACAGATGGTATCAATCATATACCATATTGGGATAGAATAGTATCCGAATTTTTACTAGTAGATGTAAATCTCACCCGCCTTGTGTTTCCACCCGTCCGGCGCGTCAGGGAACGCCTTACGCCATTCAGGTGTCAGAGATCCAAGCAAATCGGCGTAATCATCAAACGAGAACACGTCTTCATACTGTGCCTCAATATCGTGTGCCACACCGTCCAGTTCGCCCAACATATTCATGAACTGTTGAGTTTCGCCATCGGGATACACGTATTGGGTGATCATAAGGTTACTCCGCCAGTCGTCCAAGTATTCTCGGACGCGGTAATCGATCAACGTAAGTTTGATAGTGGCGCTCATAATAATCTCCTAAAAAAGTATTGGTTTGGTTTATAGGTATGGGATGCCGTCCAGCGGAAGTGAGGAAAAATGCTGGACGGCAAGAACTTAGAACAGCGGCAAAGCAAACCGCTTATCGGGTAAATCGGTGGCGTTCAACGCCGCCAGAATCAGATCGGACGTATGCAGTGGAATGTTGGCACGCACGGCCGCGATATTCTCGGCAGTGTAGGCGCAACCGGACGATTCCAGCACCTCACGAATCTTCGCCGTGGATATCCTGACTTCCATCACAGCACTCCCAGCAAATCATCGACAAGCATGGCGATAGCGGTTTGATAACGCTGATACGTGGTGGAATAAGCACAGTCGTAAACCTCACGCGCTCTCTTATCCAGCACGTCCAACGTGAAACCGCTATCAGCGGTCAAACGTTCCATTTCATCATTGTCAGGCGGCGTACTGGGCATACAGCCGACACCCTCCAAGGTGTCCATCGCGCGCCGGCGTAAATCATCGATGAAACCATGCTGACCATCGAACACGGCGGATAGCTCATCTTCGTTGTCATCGGCCATTTCCCACGCCGACTTCAACAACAGTCGCGTGGCCTTGTCTCTCAGCTCGCTCATGTCACGCCGCCTTAGCCCACAGGTCACGGGCAACGGCCACGTAATCGGCCACCGCCTGTTCTAACTGCTTGTCACTGCCACGCTCATACCTTGCACGGTAGGCGACTACGCATTTGCCGTTGGCCGAAGCGATGTACGCCACCTTTTTACCCTTGCTGGTACGGAACGCCTTGATATGGCCCAAACCTTGCAGTTCCGGGCATTCCTTAGCCATCATCAGGTCAGGCAGAGTCGCGTAGGACACGGCAAACGTGTTGACCTTGGGCGGGACTTCAGGGATCTCTTGAGTGATCGGGGCCGGTTCATCATCAAGAAACTCATCCTCACCAGCCCATTTGCTTTCATCTTCAACCTCGGTAGGCGGCAGATGACGCACCATACCTTGCTTAGGCCAATGGTCAATAGTCGTAAACCGTTCATCCTCGCATGTCCAACGGGACTCAAAATCAGCCACCGTGATACCGGAAACGCTTTTAGCATCCATCCCCGTCAGCACGGGAACCGTGAACCCGTAAGCCTTACGCTCATTGTCAGGCACCAGAAACCAACCATGTTCAAGGTCGGACTGGCTTGCTTTCATACCATCCAACAGTTCGGCGTATTTCTTCTCACCCTTGGCCTGAACATTCCAAGACGTGCCAGCGGACGTTTCCGACAATCGCCAGATACGCTTCAGCCGGGCGTTTACATACCGCACGTCATACTTACTATTGTCCTTACGCAAGCGTACCCACATGCCGCTCACGGCATTCACGTTACGGGACGGGTCATTAACCAGCTTCTTCATTTCGATTACCTCATTTCACAGATTGATTCAGACTTGCACGCCATGCCTGTAGGCGTAATCGCCATACACGCAAGTGGCGGTATCATCAACGCCGTAAGGCGTGGAACATTGGGGAGTCGGCTGGATAAAACCAACCCACCTGAGAAAGAGAAAAGCCGCGACTAGCGCGGCCACAAGCAGAATATGACGGACTCTCAACACTCGCCATCCTCAGTAGCTTCAGTGTAGAAAACATTGTCCATTTGGTCGTCGTCAAAACACTCGTTGATGTAATCAGAGATTGCCTTACCGTCATCATCCTCGTTAATCAGATGGCAGATAGTAGCGCGACTTACACCGTTGCCGTCCAAAATATAAGCGTCCTGGGCCCAGCCAGCTTCACCCTCGAAGGCCTTGTTGTATTCGGTTTCGGTCACATACCCCCAGTCACCCAACCGGTAGATACCCTCATAAGGCTTAAACCCCCCATAATCACATAACGGCGCTAGTTTCGCGTCAACACGTTTCACCATGGCCTTAATTTCATCAGCGTAAATCTTCATTTCAAAACTCCCTAAAACAAAGGGGCATAGCCACAACGCCATGCCCCGAAACGAATTATTTAATGATGGACTCGCACCATGTAGCCGAGTCCCCAGTGGTCGATCACGGCAATCAATCCGCGTAATACGCGGCCGGGTTATTCTGCATGTCAACACGCCGCCATGCCCTGACCAGTTCGACAGTCGAAGCATACCGTTCAACAGCCGACCGACTACGGTCGTACCGGACGGCCATATCGTTGTCGCAACCGATAACCGTGTCCGCCATGATATGACGCGCCTCTTTTGCCGTGATGGCCTCACGATGCCAGTTGCCATCAAAAACGTCGTCGGCAACCCAAGCGTCACGCTCAGCCCTCGAATCAAACACCATGAGATACCACGGCCATGACCCGTCATCCCATTTTTTGCCGACCCCGTAAGTCCAGTAGAAAGCGTAATGATAGCGTGCCATCATGCCACCTCGCCATCGAAGTGACGTTCGGCGGCTACCGCGTACAGCACGTCATGCATGGTGTCGGTACTGTAGTCGTTGATATTGGTGACAACTTGCAAAGTCTGCTCGGACACACCGTAATCATCTTTTAGCGCGTCCCACATTTCCTCGATAGACATTGTTGAATCTCCCTTGAATTGATGAAGCGCGGAGACAGCCGCGCGACTGAATGAACTTGGGCGGAGAATGCCGCCCGACATGTAAAAGGTCACAGCCACGGGTTACGCGCGAATACGCTCACCGTCATGGTGTCCTCATGAGCTTGGTACCCGTAACCGTCAGGCATATAGACGATATCCGTGTAAGGCGGTTCGCTCCCGTCGCCCGCACCGTCATGCCAATAGCACTGCGGCAGGTCGGAACCGTCTTCGAGCTCGCAGTAAGGCGAGTTAACGGCAAGATTGTAGACGTCCTCAAATGTGTAGGATCGCGGCGCGGCCTGGGGCACCGACTGCGCCGGCGCGGACTGTACCGACTGGCTGACAACCGGCGCGGCCTGAACCGGCTGACTGACAACCGGCGCGGCAACCGGCACCAACTCGTTAACCCGCGCTTGTACAGCGTCATAATTATCACCGAGAGCGGCACGCCTCGCCTCACCGTCACCGTACTCACCACGGATAACAGCGGCGGCGAGAGCGTCAATATCCACCGGTTCCGGCTCACTGACAAGCTTGGATTCCGGCACTGGTATCGGAACCAGCACGTGAGGGGTAACGTCCTCACGGATAGGCTGAGTAGTCTCGGCGGCATTGGCCGGAACCGACACCATGCCGCACAGGGCGGCGAACGCGGCAACAGCCGCAACAAACTTCTTACGCATGATAGTCCTCACTTCCATGTGAGGCAGTACACTGGGTACCGCCTCTATTGATTGCAGATAAAGGTCAGCCCCGCAAGCGCTACCGACACTTGCGGGGCATTTACGTTTGATACAACCGAGAGGAAACCGGGGACGAACCCCCGGCGCGATAGCGTGTTATCCGACGTTCAGCGTCAGCACTTCCACGCCATCAATCAGGACAATCACCCTAGGGTAATCGTCTATGATTAGCAGAGTATGGTATTCGCCGCAGCAATCGCAGCGCCATACGGTGCCGAGACCATATATCATGGTTAATATCCTCTCGGTTGTAGGATGACCCGCACGTTTGTGTGGGCCAAGTTCCGTAGGGAACACGAAAGCCGCAAGTGCTGTGAACGCTTGCGGCTTTCGCTTTATGTCCCGAACGGAACAACCGAGGGGTCAAACGACCCAGTGCCTAGACTATGGGGTAAACCCAGTGAGCTAGGCTGACTGCATACGATGCCTACAGTCGGGCGAAGAATTGAATTGATTAGGGCACGCGCACGCCTAATTAGCGTCGCTTTCTTTCGGCTTGTCAGCCTCTAACAGCTTGCGAGGGTTACTGACCTTGAGCGCGTCACACAACTTGATAGCCATGCCAAGACTCATATTCTCGATAGGCCTTGACCCGGTCTCAGTCGCGGCGATTCGTGTATGCGGCACGCCTGACTTGTCAGCTAGTTGACGCTGGGTTAACCCGCGTTTCTGCCGTAATTCCCTAAGACTCATGGCTCACCTCGCTACTCGCTACAGTGAGCCCAATTATACCTTTGGCTCGTTTCGCAGACGGAGTTTCTGATGCCATCGCGCCGCGTTCTTCCAGCGGCCCCCGCACTACTCGCAAGGCCTTTGCCTTGCTTCGCTATCCCTCACCAGTCCTTGACTGGGTATCAGTAACACTATTCAATTCTCAAACTCTCTTGACGACCTCGGTAGAGCCGGACTGTATGTCTAGCACCTTGAACCTCGGTGTCTCGCTTGGCTTGTTGCCTTGCGTGATTCACACTGTACTCGGTATACGTTCGTATAGCAAGTCAGGTATGGCACGACACCACGTAACCCATTGCAAACACTCGCATCCCTCGGCGTGTCGAAACAACCACAACCACTACAAAAAACCACCACGCCACAGAGTCCAGGCCGCCACCACATACTCACATGGTTGCATATACAACAGTTGCACCATGCAACAATCAACAAAACATGAGCCAACCACACTCACACTCACACTGACATACAGTCCCACGCCCACGCATGTACGCGCACGCGCCCATACGCACGCATACGCACGCCCACACCCACGCCCACACGCACCCACGCCCACACGCACACACGCACACGGGTACCACACACGCGGATACCACCACACCCCACCACGACACGCCAACATAGGGGTGGAGAGGGGTACCGGCACCCGTTAAACATTTGGCCGCTAGGTGTCTGGTTTCGCCCGTGAATGCCGTTCCCAGACTTTTTTGAATTAGCGTGACATGGTGTGTCACACCAATGATTGCAACGGTTTTCGGGCTGTCGCCTTTTCTGGTTTCTGTGCAACGCTTGTTGCAACGCTTGGTATGAGTAGACTGTCGTGTAGATAGATTGTCGGGGATTGGAGCGAGGCTCAGGTTCCCGACATATTGTTATCCACCCCGCATGCCATTGGCGTCAGGGTTTTCTGTATTTGCCGCACCTTGAAATTGTCATCAATACAACTACTACTAATTAATGCGTAGGCCGTTGGCTCACGTGGGGTTGCATTGACGTCGTTTTCTTGAACCGGGTGCGGTTTGGATGGTTGGCAGAGTCCGGCTGATTGCAGCGGCTTGCTAAGCCGCCGAACGTCGTTTTGGCGTTCCGCGAGTTCGAATCTCGCACCATCCGCGAAGTATCGAGGGTCGCTCCCTTGATGCTTTATGAGGTTGGCTGAATAAACCCGGATTGCATGTATGCCGGGTTAAGGCTGCGTCACGGCTTAGCGGCACCCTTTAGCGGGGGAAGTGTGACGAGGAACGCTACAGCGGTACACGGTTAGTGCATCACATGCTCGGCGTTGGTGGTAAAACGCAATCCACCACCTCGAATCGGCGGTAGGCACGTGGAGTGCGCGTCGGCTGTAACCCGACTGCCTTTGGCAATGGGAGTTCGATTCTCTCTGCCGCCACAATCGCAATGTAGTGCCAAATATCTGGTTGTTAGGACTGGGGCTGAATACCTAGGGTGTCCCGGTCGCAGAGAACGTCGGGTAGCGCCCGGAGATCGTCGCATTATATTCGTGCGGCGCGTTGCGAGACTTGGAGAGGCCAGCCGATTGGCGGCGGCAACTGTTTCGAAAACAGTCTGCCCTGACGGGCGTGTGGGTTCGACTCCCACTCTCTCCGCGTGGACGGCTGGTCGGACGTCCTGGTGCGAAATATTACGACCTATATGCCCGTAGTTCAGTTGGTAGAACGGCGGTCTCCAAAACCGCAGACGTGAGTTCGATTCTCACCGGGTATGCGATGCTGGTAGCTCAGTTGGCTAGAGCGTATGGCTACGGTCATAGGGTCGGTGGTTCGAGTCCACCCCGGCACTCACAACGCCTTCGAGAAGAGGCGCCTCTTGGCGGTGACAGCTTCTCGGTCATTGCCAGTCGCCGGCGGCGGCTTCATGCCATGCTGCACGGTAATAACTGAATAGCTCTCCCCTTGTGGGAGACGTGGCATTGTAGCTCAGTTTGGTGGAGCGGACGCCTCGTAAGCGTCAGGTCGTCGGTTCGATTCCGGCCATTGCCTCTAGGAACCGGTGCGTCCGTGGGCCAACTCCCTTGTATTTGGATTAACCCCGTTGGAATGCTCGCTCGCCACGCTCCCACCGGTTCCGCCCCTTTACCTGTTGGGAGGTTTTTCGTGCGTTGGAAAAATTCCCATCGTAAGGAGCGGTTCAATCCCGATTGGCCACGTATCCGACATGAGATTCTGGAGCGTGACCGGTTCGCGTGCCAGTGGCCCGTGACCGACGAGTTCGGTTTCACTCACATCTGCGCCCAGCCCGCGAACGAGGTGGATCATAAGGTTCGCGCCACGAACGGCGTGGACGATGATTCGCCCGAGAACCTGTGGGCCTTATGCCCGTACCATCATTCGCAGAAGACAGCGCAGGAGTCCGCTGAGCAGCGGCGTATGAACCGTGAACGCCGGAAGGAGCGGGAATGGTATTCGCGTCCGGCGTATCGACGGACTGTCTCGTAACGGGTTGCGGCGAGCTTGCCGTGGCCGATGGGCTGTGTCGGAGTCATTACAATCGCAAGGCTTATTCCGGTAGGCCGGTGACGCCTATCCGCGCTCGGGTGTGTCCGATGTGTGGCATGGCGTTCCAATTGACCCGTTCCTCGAAGATTTTCTGCTCCCCTACTTGCCGTAAACGGTTTCAACGGTTTCGGGCGAAGCACCCGTATACGACGTTGGCCAGTGATCCTAATCCGATTATCGAATCGGAGCCTTTGACCCCGGAGCCGGTGCGGAGCATGACGTACGGGGCTTTCACGGAGGCTGACATCTGGGCGAAATGCGATGGCACGTGCAGGGGTTGCGGCAAGCCGGTTTCAAAAGACATCGACAGTCCCGACGCCGGTACTCCCGCGTGGATTGTCCCGCCCGAGGACGGCGGGGAGCCGTCGTTCGAGAATCGGGCGATTTTCCATTACAGGTGCGTGAGACGCCACGTCTGACTCGCCTTCTGCAGAACGAAGCCCGTCACGGGCCGAAGGCTGGTGAATCATGGCTGGGAATGGCAGGAAGGCCGCGAAACCCAAGACGGGTGGAGGCTACGCTTCCGAAGCCCCGTTGGATAAGGTGCCGGAGGATTGGACGTTCGAGGAGTTGGAGCCTATCGGCCCCGAACTGCCGGACGCTTCCGAACTGAATCTGCTTGACGGCGTGTGGAGTCCGTTCGTCCGTAAATACTATGACGCTTTCCGTCGCACTCCTCAGGCGCGCCAGTTGCGCACGAAGTGGGAGTGGTGGAATTTCTTCTACAAGCTTGCCGTCATGGACAAGAGCATCAAGAAACGATCCTACGACGGTTTGGCCCCGGAGATGCGTCAGTCCATGAACCAGTACGGTGATACGCCGGACGCGAAGCGCAAGTTGAAGATGGAGGAGCCGCAGGCGAACGATATGGCCGCTGGAATCGTGGGCTTCCAGATTCCCGATGACCCGAACAATGATTTCGACGAGCGTGCGCAGGCGGTGCTCTGATGCATGATGTCATCCCGAAACTCAACGCGAAGGATAGGCAGCGTTCGCTGGGCCGTCTTGCGGTGTGGTGGATCGAAACGTTCACGCTCATCGGTCGCGGTGACGCGAAGGGCATGCGTATCCGTCACTCCCCCGAATACTTCCAGTTCATCATCGACTGCTATGCGCTCGACCGTAATGGTAGGCGTAGGTTCGGTCAGGTGTTCCTCGCCCGTCCGAAGGGCTGCAACAAGAGCGGTTTCGCCGCCGAGATAGCCATGTTCGAGGCTTTCGGCCCTTGCCGGTTCGCCGGTTGGGCGAAAGGCGGGGAAACCTACACGTTCCTCGGCAAGACCTATACGTATCGCAAGGGCGAGCCGATGGGCCGTCCCGTGAAATCGCCTCTCGTGGTGTGTCTGGCCACCGCGGAGGAGCAGACCGGCGAGGTCTACGACACCATCTACTACAACTGCACCGAAGGGTATCTGAGGTTCCTTGCCGGCGATGGCATGGATGCGGGTAAGACCCGTATCCTGTGGCCGAAGACCGGCATGGAGATTCGATATTCGACAGCAGCCGCGCGAAGCAAGGACGGTGGCCTTCAGACGTTCGTGTGCTTCGACGAGGTTCACCAGTACAGCAACAAGCGCCTGCGTGACCTGTTCGACATCATGACGCAGAATCTTACGAAGCGTGGCGTCGCCGCCGACCCGTGGTATCTGATGACCACGACCATGTATCAGCCGGGCGAGGACAGCGTGGCCGAACGCGCGTTCAAGACGGCGCATGATCTCATGGAGGGCCGTCTGCGCGGCTGGGAGGATTTGCTGTTCGACCATCGTTACGCCGACTTGGCGTTGGACGATTTCGCCGACGACGAGAAACTTGAGCATGCGGTCTACGAGGCGTACGGTTCCGCGATGAAATCGCCTGACGGCAAGGACTACATCTTTCTCCCCGATGGGCGCATGGTGCCGGTCGGCCCTGATGGGCGTTCCGCCGAAGGCTGGTCGTTGAGGGACGAGGGCGTCGAGCCCGGCCCTTCGAAGTACGGTTGGTGTGATTTGCGGCGAACCGTGAAGAAGATTCTCGACCCCGCGTATGACCCGAACAACGCCATCAGGTTCTACTTGAACTCGTTGGCCTCCGCCGTGGATGCGTGGCTGACCGAGGACATGATTAAATCGCATGCGGTTCACCGCGACATCGTGGACAAGGCCATCGCCTCGCGTGACCTGGGCCGGTTGAATGACGCTTGGCAGCAGGTGGTTTCCGACACCGACGAGATCACGTTGGGCTTCGACGGTTCCGTGTCCGATGATTCCACCGCGCTGGTGGGTTGCAGGGTGCGTGACGGCATGCTGTTCCTCATCAAATTGGAGCAGAAGCCGGACGGCCCGCAGGGCGCGAAATGGCGTGTTGACCGTGATTCGTTCGACGGCAGGGTGCGTTGGGTGTTCAACCATTACAACGTGGTCGGCATGTTCGCGGACACGGACGAATGGGAGCCGTACATCGCGCAATGGGAATTGGATTACGGCGACAGGCTTCAGGTGTATCCGAGGTCGAACGGCTCGCATATCCGCTTCCCGATGAACGGCTACAAGCGTGACGTGATGAGTGAATTGAAGACCATGCGCGCCGCGTTCAACGAGCCCATGAGAACCGTATCCAAATACGACGAGCCCGATGTGACGAACATCCAATTGTTCGCCGACCCTCGGCTCATCGACCATTTCCGTAACGGACGCCGCAAGGACAGGCCCGAAGGATACCTCGTGTTCAAGGAGACCCAGAACAGTCCCCATAAGATCGACGCCGCCATGGCCGGGCTTCTCGCCTACCGTGCCCGCGATATCTACTTGGGTGCCACGGTTTCCGGCGAGGAGGAGTCGTTCGCCCCCGTGCGTGTCTGGTGAACCTGATGAAAGGAGGCCGCATTGGCCGAATTGCAGAGCCTTATCCCCGGCGACGAGGAGCCTGACGGCGATGCCATGCTGCTGACCCAGTTGGCGAACGGCCTCGTATCCCGTATCCCGACCCTGTGCACGTTGAAGACGTTCTACGACGGCAAGGAGCAGGTGCCGGTCAAATCGATTCCGAAAAGCACGAACCAGTCCGGCTACGCGGTGTATCAGAGGTTCGTCTCCATCTGCCAGTTGGATTTGGCGAAGGCCATCGCCGATGCGGTGATACACCGCCAGCGGCCCACCGGGTTCCGGCTCATTGCGGACAAGACGATGCGTTCCACGAAGGCGGACGACATGTGGTCCCAGTGCCGTATGGAATTGAAGAGCCGTCAGATGTTCCACGATCTCGCCGTGTACGGCAACGCCTACGCATTGGTCAACAAGAACAAGCTGCCCTCGCATATCACGGTTCTCAGCCCTTGGAACACGTACGTCTCCTCGGACGAGGATTCGGCGGTCAACTACTGGTACAAGGCCAGTGAGGGACGCGAATATCTCGCCCTCTACCGTCTGATACGCAATGATGACGGCAGTGTGAAGGACGTCTACTGTCATATTGCCTACAACGAGACCGATAGTCGCAGTCTTCTGGACGAGGGTGACGAGGAGGAGATTTACGGCATCGCCAACGACGATTCCAAGCTTCGCCCAACACTGTCGCCTACGTTCCAGTGGGATGGCGGTGCGGAAAGCACCTACGATTTCGCGGAGAAATGCGAATGCCTTCCCATCGTGCGCATGCACGCGCCGGGCGGCAAGGGCCAGTTCGAGCCGCATATCCCCACGTTGTGCAGCATCGATCAGCAGCGTTTCCAGCGTTTCTGCATTCAGGAATTGCAGGCGTTCAAACAGCGTGCGGTGTCGATGAGCAACATGCCCCAGTTCTACAAGGACTCCGACCCGCAGGTTCGTGACGGATTGGCTCAGGCCGGAGACCGGATCGACTACAAGAATCTGTTCCAGCAGGGGCCAGACGCATTGTGGCTGGTTCCCGGTAACGCGAAGTTCTGGGAGTCCGGCGTCACGGACATCAATCCGCTCATCACCGCAGTGGCTTCCGACATCAAGCATCTCGCCGCCTCCTCGGGAACCCCGTTGGATATTCTCAGCCCCGATGTCTCTGGCAGCGCGGAAGGCGCGCAGCTCAAGCGTGAGGGTCTGGTGTTCAAGGTCGAGGACATGAACGCGCGTGCCAACGACGGGTTCACCCGTCTCATGCGCATGGCGTTGGAAGCCGATGGCAACAGCGCCGCAGGCGAACGGTTCGAGACCGTGTGGAAGCCCATCAACCCGCCATCCCAGTTGGAGCAGGCTCAGGCTGCGAACTATTCGAAGGGCATCCTGCCCGTCAAGACGAACATGCGCCGCAGCTACGGCATGACCGAGATTGAGATAGCCGAGGCCATGCAGGACCTCATGGACACGCAGTTCGCTCAGGCCATGGCCTCCGAGAATGCGATGATCGAGGGCAAGACCTCCCAGCAGTCTGCGGGCGTTCTGCCCGACGAGACGGATTCTCTCGCGTTCTCCGATACCGCGAGTGAAAACGACGTGGTGCATGCGGATGAACCCCCGACCGTGGACGGTGAATGATGGCCGTCATGACCTTGGAGGTCGCGTCCAACGCGCTCCAATCCTCGCGTCAAAAGCTCGTCAACGAGTATGTGAGGCTGGCCCGCACCATGTGGCTCAGCCTCACACCCGCCGACTGGTGGAACGACGCCGTGACCTACGGCGCCGCCGCGAGGCTCGCTTTGCTGGAGCTAGCCCTGATAGGCCAGGTGCGCAGGCTGGGAATCAGCTACGCCGACCAGACGCTGCGCATGGTGGGCATCACCCCTGCCGGAGACGTGCAGCAGCTCGTCTATCCGAGGGTCAACACCGACCCGTGGCTGGTGGCCGCGCGCCCCGCCGAATCGTATCGCGGCGAAGCCGTCAAGAACCCCGATATAAGGCCGGAAACATGGCCCAAGAAGAGCGATGAGCTGTTCGATGAGGTCAACAAGTGGCTGCAATCCGCGTTGCAACGATTGCAGACCAACGTCTGGGACAACGTGGAACGCGCCTCCACAGACGCCACATTGGGCCGGTATCGGGGCAGCAAGGTGCTCGAATACCGCAGGGTGATTCACCCGGAGCTTTCCCGTTCCGGCTCGTGCGGCCTGTGCATAGCGGCCGCAGACCGATGGTATTCGACCGCCGCGCTGCTCCCCCTGCACGCGAACTGCAAGTGCGGCGTCGCCCCGGCAGGCTCCGATTATGATCCCGGATTCCAATTGAACTCCGACGATCTCAAAAAGCTCTACGAACAGGCCGGAGGCACCACTGCGGCGGCGTTGAAGAACGTGAGAGTCAAGACCATCACGCACGGCGAGCTTGGCCCGATACTCATGGCGCAGGACGCGAGGGATACGCCGAACCCGGTTCCCGGCAAGGATTCCGACAAGTGGACCACGCCGGACCGGAAAACCACGCTCCAGCAGTTCCAGCGGATGAAGGACCGTGCGATCGAGTTCTCCAAACGCTACAAGCAGGTGTCCGACACCGACAAGGAAGTCTCCTTCAGATACGAGAGCCGAACCTACAGGTTCAAGCCGTCAATCCATCTGAGGCAATCATGGGCATACCAACGTGCCCTGCTTAACCAAGTGCAGTCGATGCTCGGCACCGCTGCCTGACACAGAAAGGCCATCATGGCTAACAATCAGGAGAATCAGACCGTCACGGACGGTTCTCAGAACGCCGGCCAGACCGTCACGGCCAACACCGGCACGGTTTCCACCGCGAACAGCTCGATCACTGGTCCCGTCATCGCTGCCATGTCCGCCGCTAACAGCGTGACCCCACAGAGCGTCATCGCCAACGCAGTGACCGCCGAGAAACTTGCCGCGAACAGTGTCGATGAGACGGAAAACGGTCCCGACTGGAAGGCATTGTCCCGCAAGCATGAGAAGCAGGCCAAGGACAACTACGAGCAGCTTCGCAAGACCGAAGCCGCCTACGAGGAGTCCCAGAGCCAGCTGCATGACTTGCAGGTGGAGAACGCGCGTATGAAGGCCCAGAAGGCCCACCCGCAAATCAGCGACGACGCGTTCGCCCTGTGCGGCGAGACCGAACCGGAGAAGATTTCCGAATGGGCCGAGAAGTACGCGGCGCTCAACCCGGTCGCGGCTCCGACGAAATCCGAACCCGTCCGCGAGAAGGCCGAACAGGGGGCACGCACCCGTGGCGAGGGAACCCCGAAGATTCGTTCCGGCTCGTTCGCGGACGGATACGCCGCCGCCAAGGCACGTCAGGAGCAGAGGCGCCAAGCCCGCTCCGCCAAGTAACCACAAACATTCAATCGAAAGGAAAAGCACATGGCATACGAGAATGTGCGCTCCACCGGCATCGTGACCGTGGAGGAGAACAACGAGTGGCGTTTCGGCAACCACACCGATGACGGCACAGTGAGCGTCACCCTCGACCTGTCCACGTTCAACGTGAACGACAAGACGAAGCGCGACAAATACCTGACCGGCCTGGGCGACAAGGCCACGACCATCTGGATCAAGAGCGGCATCCCGCTGGCCAAGATCACCGCCAGCGGCGAATACGGCCCGTATGACCCGAATGCTACCGATGGCCGTCAGACCAAGATCGCCGGCCTGCTGGAAAGCATGGTGGAGATCAGCGTCACGTTCGGCGGCTGGGATGTGGTCAACGGCGCGAACGTCGGCATGCGCTACCGTGGCGACATCATCAAGAGCAAGCTGCCGGTCGTTCCCGCCGACGGCGCGGTGTGGGGCGGCAGCTTCTTCGACATCGAGGACGATACCGTCACCCCGCTGTCCAACGCTTCGGCCACCTCCAACATCACGGTTCCAGCAACGGTCACCGCGGCGAACATCACCGACGCCTCCACCGTCGGCCGCAGCATCCTGACCGCCAACGATGCCGCCGCAGCTCGCACCGCCATCGGCGCCGGCA